AACTCGACCCCACCTTCGGGCCGTTCTACCTTCCAAACGTGCTGCGAGATCATGCGGCGCTCCTTTTCTCCTAGTGGCGCCGCCCCCTCCCAGTGTAGGTACAGCCATGCCTTCAGCGCAACCTCTCGCCAGAGCCAAGCACTCCCGCTCTGAGGCCCGTCTCGCACCTTTTTCTCACCGTCCACCGAAAGAGCTGCAATCCAGGTCTATGAGCCCAGATCCACAAATCATCCGAATATTGTTGATCACGTTGACCGAAACGGGCGTGGTCAGAGACCGAGAGTTCGAGGACTGCCTAATTCAAGGACCGGCAGTCCTGCTGCCTTTCGGCGAAGGCGCTGTGTTCTCGGAGTGCAACATCACTGCGATGGATGCACGGCCGGACGCGGTCTTCCTGGAGATCCCCGACGGGCCGCGAAACGGTTGTGTGGGCCTGAGCAACGTCACCTTCCGCCATTGCTCCTTTGAAAACATCGGCATCGCCGGGCTTCCGGACGATTTGGCGAGGATGCGCGAGCAGATCGACCGCGATGCCTAAGCGCTACCCAAAGCAAACCCGAGACATCGCAGTCTCCCTCTACCTTGAAGGCCTCAGCGTGCCTGAGATAACGCGCCGATTCAACGAGGGAACGGCCGGGCTGACCGGGAAGGCTGACAAACCGATCCCGATAGGCATCACCGAACGCCGAGTGGCCGAATACATCGCGGAGCATAAGGTCAAGCACGGCCCGCGTCCCGAGCCAGAGGACCAGGAGCTCACGGTCGACTCGATCAACCGGGTCAAACAGCGGGCGCTCAACGTCCTGGCCCGGGAGATCGCACACCTCGAGCAGCTCCCCAAGGGCCGCATCTCAGCCAAGCAGTCCACGGCTCTACGTCAGCACTACGCAACCCTTGATGACATGGAGAGGCGTGCCGAAATCGCCGAGAAGCGCAAGGCGAAAGGGAAAGGCTCGGGGAAGAAGGCCGGCGCTCCGAGCGGGAAGACGGAATCGGCGATCGACGCGCTGGCGAAGCAGCGGCCGGTCGAACTGATGACCGAGGAGAAGAAAGAGATTGTGCGCCGCGAGCTGACGAAAGAGCGACCCGAGCCAGTGCCCGTGGGGCCGGACGTGCGATTCCGGGGCCTATCCCCAGAGGAACTAGAGGCGATTGGGCTGGGAGGCCGAGCATGAGCGACCAGGGCCACAGCCTCCTACTCGCCTTCGATACCGACGACGCCGAGTTCTGCCGAGGCTTCGAGGCAGGGCGGCTCTGGGAGCTGACCGCAATCGGCGAGCCGTTCACTCAGACCATCCACGCATCGAACACCGAGACGGCGATCAGGATCCGCGAGGCCAGAGAACTGCCGTTCAGCGCTGAGCAGTTAGACGAGGACTGGACGGAGCTGAGCGTAGGATCGGAGGGACCGTGACCGACTCCTTCAGTGGCCTGCCGTGGTGGATACAACCGGGCGAAGCAGCCGAGACCACCTGGCCCGTCCATGATCCTCCTGCAGTGTGGAAAAGCTGGGGCCTGAGAGGCGGTGGCCTGCCGATCGTAGAAGCGATGCTGGGAGCGCCCGTAACCAAGCCCCGTTACGGCGCATCAGCAGATGACGGCCTTCCGACGCTGGAGCCCTACGTAGGCAACGTGTGCGCGGTCGTACGGGTGGTGTGGGGCGAGGTTGGGCAAGGGCAGAAGCAGGCGAGCGGACCGTCTTGCCCCGACGCGCACGCTGCCGAATAGCAGCCAGCTCCCTTCAACCTCGCGCACCACCAAGCCGGACGCATTGCCGGACGCATCGGGTCGAGCATTCGGCTCTGCAAGTAGCGATGTGGCTTCACTCGAACCAAAGCACGTCATCGGAACCAGGCACAAATCGGCCTTCCAGAGACCCCCGGGTCACCCCCTCGCCGCGATGAGGACTCCAGTCGCGCAACATCCATACCTCCCACAACCACGCATCCGCAGTTCCCCATCCCAAATCTGTACGTACATCCACCCTCGCCGCTACTTTGCGCCACCGTGGCGACCCTGACCAGCCGAACCGAGCGCATCCTTCTGCGGGTCTCACCTGCCGAGAAGGAGTTGATTCGCGAGCGGGCCGGCGGTGCGCGGCTGATGAGCGACTACATCCGCCGGGTGGCGATCGAAGGGGCGGGCGCCGGTCGTGCCGGGCGGCCTCCAAAGCCGCGCCGCGAGAGTTCGAATCTCTCCGCCCCTGCTCCTGACTTCGAGCAGCGGGTCACCGCCAAGATGCGCTCGAACGGCGTCCCGCGGCGGTCGGCCGAAATCCTGGTCAAGCGGGAGATGGCGCGGGCGCGGGTTGACTAGTTTCGTTTTCTCCGGCCAGTCCTGGTCAAACTCATTGTCGGTTTAGAATCTGCCCGTTCTCAGAATCGAGATGGGGAGGCAAAATGAAGTTGCGTGTGCTCTTGCTCGTCGCGGCGGCGGTTTTCGTGCTGGCGGGCACCTCGCAGGGATTCGTCTGGCACCTGAAGCTGGCGGTCGCCCAGCACGAAACCAAGCGGATCGAAAAGGAATACTGCGACGAAAGCCCATCCTGCATCAGTTATGGAGCCCGCTGCGAACGGGTCACTGAAAGTCGGGTCGATTGCATCGGGGCCACCTGGCACGAAACGTCGGAAGGCGAGATCGAGTGCCAGAGCATCTTCCACTGGGGGGTCAAGCCGGGCGGCAGCCTGAAGGTCCGGATCACCAAACCGCACTGCTTCTACGTCGAATAGCCGCTTGCGCGGGTGGTAGCGTCACCACCCTGAGTTGTCCACTACGCGTGGGTCTGCGAGGGCGGCGCCGGGTCCAGAGGTACCAACCGGCGCCGCCCGTTTCGTCCTAGCGGGTCGCCACACTGCGCCCCGCTTTGGAGACCGCAGCCCCGATCGACCCCGACGACATCCGGAGGCGGATCAAGGAAGAGACGCCCTTCTGGGCTGAAAACTTCGGCAAGATCGTGAACAAGGACCGGGAACTGGTCCCCTTCCACTACAAACCCGGCCAGCTCGCATTCGACCAAGTCCTTAAAGAACAGCGGGACGCCAGCAAGCCCGAGCGCATCGTCGTGCTGAAGGCGCGGAAGGTTGGGATCTCCACGGCCACGCAGGCAATGTTGATCCACCGATGTACCTTCCGCGAGCACTACGAGGCCGTGGTAGTAGCTCAGGACAAGAAGACGGGGGAGAAGCTTTACAACATCGGGGAGCGCCTCTACACGAAGCTCCCGAGCGACCCTGAGCTCAAGCCCGCACTCGGGCGCCATCGCCGCTCGCAGTTCCTCCACTTCGTCGGCGACGGCTCCTGGCAGGAGGGCGAGGCCTTCCCCGACTCCAGCTACTTCGTGGACACGGCGGGCGAATACGAGGCTGGCCGCGGCGCCACCCCCTCTGCCGTCCACGCTTCCGAGGTTGCCTTCTGGCCGCAGGTCGGGACCAAGCTCACCGCGATCAAAAATTCGGTGCCACGATCTCTAGGAACCCTCTTCGTCATCGAGTCCACGGCCAACGGCTTCAATGAGTTCAAGGACATCTGGGACGACGCGGAGTCGGGCCGGTCGAGCTACGCCGCCTTCTTCTGGCCCTGGTGGAAGGAAGCCGAATACCACCTTCCGTTCATGACCGAGATGGAGCGCGAGCGCTTCACGATCGGCGACCCGAACAGCCCGTACGCCGAGGAAGAGCCGGATCTGGTCAAGAACTTCGGCCTGACCCCGGAGCAACTGAACTGGCGGCGGCTGACGATCGCTGACGAATGCAACGGTGACATCAACAAGTTCCACCAGGAGTATCCCGCGACGCCCGAAGAGGCGTTCATCTCTACGGGCAAGAAGGTCTTCGATCCGTACAGGGTTGCCCAGCTCGTGAAGACGGTTGAGCTGACCGACCCGCGCAAGCCGACCGAGGCGCACCCCGGCCCGTTGATCGGTGACTTCAAAGCCGGCTGGGAAAGAATAGAAGTTTCCTCCCGAGCCGGCGCGTCGATCCAGATCCCGACTCAGGCCGTATGGACGCCACGGCTTCCTGGGATCGCAAACCCGACTGCACCCTGGAGGCTGTGGCTGGAGGCCGACCAGCGCGGAATGCCTGGCTCTCCTGCGGGGGAGTACATCGTCTTCGTGGACCCGTCCGGGGGGCAGATGGAGGAGACCGATGAGCCCGACTACCACGCGATCGAGGTGATCGATCACGCGACCGGCGATCAAGTCGCGGAGTACCGCAGCCGCATCGACCCCGATCTTCTGGCCCGAGAGACCCTGTTGGCAGCCCTGTTCTTCAATAACGCCCACATCGGCGTCGAGCGCACGGGGGGCTGGGGGCTTCCGATCCTCCGGTACCTCTACCTCGATGCCCACTACCCGCACGTCTACCGCTCCAAGAAGGTCGGGGCCTCCAGCGAGAGCACGGAGCAGCGACTGGGGTTCAGCACCGATGTCCGGACGAAGCCGATCCTCGTCGCCGGCATGCAGGAGCTGATCCGGATCGAGAAAAGCGGGATCAAGTCGCGGGTGCTGGCCGGCGAGGTGCGGACCTACACCCAGACCGATACCGGGAAACTCCAGGCCGAGCCGGGAAAATACGACGACTGCCTGATGGCCTACATGGGAGCCCAGCACCTGGCACGGGAGCTGCCGTTGAAAGGCCGCTTCGAGGCGCCGACGAAAGCTTCGGGCTTCGCCGTCGGAGGCGCAGGCGTCGGGGGTTACGACCC